CAACATACACTTACGATACATCTAACACTATTGGATCTCTTGATCAAAAGCTTTCAAGAGCTCTTACACTTGTTAGTGCTCCAGAAACTCAAGTCATCGACGTTGTTGTTGACGCAGGCTTATCAACAATATTTGCAAATACATCAGCAAATCAAACATATAAAGATAATGTATATGCCGACGTTACATCATTAAGCTCTTATGGTACTTCAACAACACTACAGAATTGGAATACCATTTTTAATATATTCAATACCTTCTGTCAGAGTACTCGTAAGGATTGTGTATTCATTGCTGATCCTTTACGTCAGATATTTGTTAATGGTACATCGACAAAAACATTAGATGTTCGTACTAATAACTTTACACAAAATATCTATACTCCATTATATCAATCTCTTGTAGGTGTAGATACAAACTACTCAGTACTTTACGCTAACTGGTTGAAGGTTTATGATACTTTCTCCGGTAATTACGTCTGGGTACCTAACTCCGGTTTTGTTGCTGGTATCTATGCTAACTCTGATGCTGCTACTCAGCCTTGGATTGCACCAGCCGGTTTAAATCGCGGTATCCTTAATAACGTTACAGACATTGCTTTCAACCCTAATCAGAAGCAACGTGATTATCTCTACCAGATTAGTACTAACCCGATCTGTCTCTTCTCTGGAGAAGGGTACGTAGTGTACGGTCAGAAAACATTACAGTCTAAGCCGTCTGCGTTTGACAGAGTCAACGTCCGTCGCTTGTTCCTAACACTTGAAAGAGCTGTTAGTCAGGCCGTCAAGTACTTTGTATTCGAACCTAATACAGACTTTACACAGACACGTCTTGTTAATACAATCACGCCAATCTTTGAATTAGCTAAAAATACTCAAGGGTTATACGATTACTTGATCGTTTGCGATTCAAGAAACAATCCGCCAGCTGTAGTAGACAATAATCAACTAAACGTTGATATCTACATCAAGCCAGTTCGTGCTGCAGAGTTTATCTTGGTAAACTTCATTGCAACAACAACAGGTCAAAACTTCAGCGAGTTAATCTAATAAATATTATATAACATTATGTCACAAAATATCTCAGACTTCTACACATCAGTACAACAGCAAGACTTTGCACGTACCTTTCAGTTCCGTGTAACCCAGCTTGCTAATACAAACTTCGGAGAAAGCTCTCTTGTTTATCTTGAGACTGCTTCTCTTCCTGGTAGAACAATAACAAATATCCCTGTACCATTTATGGGGTTACAGTTTAATGTTCCGGGTACTGCTAAGTACCCTGGCTCTGATGGTTATAATGTTACATTCCGTTGTGATGCTAATTACAATATTCGTACAGTATTAGAGAATGCTACCTTTAATACATTTGATGATAGTACTTCAACTGGTAATTATAATATTGCTAGAAACTCTTCTATTATCGGTTTAAGTCTCTTAAACAAGTCTGGCGGTACAGTTAGAAAGTATACCTTATACGGTGCTTATGTACAGGCTATTGGTAATATGGATTATAATCTTGGTGATGATGGAGCTATTCAAAAGGTGCCTACCACCTTAGCTTATCAGTATTGGAGAGTAACACAAGCTAATTCTTCCTTACCAAAGTTATTCTAATTTGATACTATAAATAATAGTATCAAAGTATGGCATTTCCTGCTCCCAACGGTACTAACTCTTCAGGTAGTCCTATATACCCATTAGGAATTGTACCGTCGCAAACAGTATTAGAATTAGGTAAATCTCCCCTCTTACATGAAGGAGCTACATCTACTCCTATAGCCACTCCTGGTAGTACAACAGGTATAAATAGCGGATTACTTCCTAACTTTACAAGTAATTTAGGCACTCCTTCTCAATCTCCTTCTCCAAATTTTAATATAGCGAGTAATAGTCTTAATTTAGGAACACCGACAGCAAATTCTACACCTGTAATACCATCTTTAACTAATTTTAACACTGTACCTCCTGCACCTACTCCTGCACCTCCTGACGTTATACTTACAACAAGTAATTTAGGAACTTTTACAGGGCCTCCACCCGCTAATCTTACTCAACAGTCAAATGCATTAGGTATATCAACAACAACTCCAACAGGTGTACCTGACATTACGTCTCCGTTATTAAACCCTACTAATTCTGCTGAAAATGCTGTACCTACTCCTAACCCTTCTTCAGTTCCTGGTAATGTAGGAAACGGTAGTGGAGAAAGTGGAAGCGGTGGTACAGCAGTAGGTAACCCTACACCCTCTACAACACCTGTTCCTAATAATAATGTAGCCGCTCCCTCTCAGTCTACAGCTGCTACAACGTTACCAACTAACGAAATTAATTATCAGATACCTTTTTTTCTTCAATCTATTCTTTCTACACCCGCTGGCGCCTTACCGAAGGGACCTCTTTGGGTAGTGACATTTGAAAATTCATATGATACTACAGCAGGAGTTTATATCGGCAATAGTGGTATACCATCTATTGTTAAGAGTATAAATCAATATGAACCTAATATACCTAGATGGAATGTTGTAAATGCTATAAACACTATTTGTTCAGATAATTTTATGACAACTAAGGGTTGTATATTGACTCAAAATGTAACACTCCCCGGTGAACAAATATACCATACAACCGAAGGATTACAATATAACGGATTTATAAGAGGTGTAGTCGGTAATGGTAGACAGGATTTTGAAACACTAAGAATTGGATTTTTAAACACAAATGTTAGTTTTGTTGATAACGTTATGAGACCTTGGGTTATTATGACCGGTCACTTAGGTATGATAGATAGAAGTGGTACACCTCAACAATACCGCTCCACTTTAACAGTGCGTAGGTTAGGTGTTAGTAGCGCCAAAGAAGCTCCTTTTATATTACAGACATTTACATTTTACGGTGTATGCCCTATAGGAGTCGATGCAGAAGAATATACAACTAGTGATAACGGTACTGTTGTTGTTAAGACAGTAACATTTGTATATCAATGGTACACGGTTGATTCTAGTAAAAACAATTACGCTCAAGGGCCTGTAGCAAGTTTAACTAATACTAACCTTGGAGTTGTAGCTACACCAAATGTCGGCGTACAGATATACCCTCCTGCAGGCTCAACATTTCCTAGTGCTGTTACACCCTATAATTTATCGTAATAGTTAGTTAATTAATTGCAGTGAAAGGGTTACAAACAAAATTAACTTTATTAGATAAAGAAGTACTTTATAGTGAATTATGTGTTAGGGATTATAAAACTATTTTAAAATGTTTATTAGGCACGTCTATTGATATACCAGCTTTATTTTTAAATTTGAACAGTATATTAGTTAATATAACTAATTTAACTAAGGAACAATTACTTGAACTTAATATAATTGAATACTTTTTATTATTATTAAAAATACGTACAACAAGTATAGGAAGTATTATATTTGCGACTTACAACGGCGAACGAAAAATAAATTTACAAATACCTCTTATTAAAGCTATTGAAGAGTTAGAAATTTATCTGTCTAATTATATACCTATTAATTTTAATGTAAAAAATTTAACATACAAATTAGTATTACCTAAAGTTAAAGATTTTATTACAAATAGTGACTTAACGTTTATTGAGAATAGTAATACTAGTAATTTTGAAAAACTACCTATCAAAGTATATAAAAATATAAACAAAAATATTAATTTGTTTAAAGAGAGTATAAACAGTATGTACTTCTTTAACCCAGTAGTAGATAATTATACGATAAATTTTTCTTCTAATTTAGAAGATTATGTATCGTTAATAAAAATTTTGTTTAATGAAAATTTACTATCTATTTACGATAATATTTTTTACTTGAGTAAGATATGCAATCTTTCAGCTGAATATTTAGAAAATTGTACATACGGTGAATTTAAAATATTTGTAAAGAAGATTGAAAATCTTTATAATAATTCATCTCAACCCACCGATATACCTGCAAGTGAAGAACCAGAGTTTGAACAAATAGATATACAATCCTTGTACGGAGCTGGAGTACAAGTCAGTGCATCAGAATTTACTCCTTAATATGTATACAGAATTTATATACGATGTTTATATACCATCTTTAGGTACTAGTATTAAAGTTAAACCGGTACTTGTTGAGCAGTTTAAAACACTTGTTGAAAGATCGTATAGTATACCTTTTTTAAATATAGGATTTAATTTAGAACTGAATAATATTCTTAAACAAAATGTAGATGTTTACGATAAGATAAATGAAATAGATAAAGCAATTATAGCTTTACATATAAGACAGAATGATCTAGATTTAAAAACAAATATACCAACAAATTTAAAAGTACCGAAAGATTTATTAATACAAGATATTATCTGTAAGGTACCTACTTTAGTACAAGAGGATGAATATCTTCAATACGTTATTAATTTACTTCAAAAAGGTAACCCACCTACTGATAGTTTGTTACTAGCAGAAATCTCAAAATATATCTTTAAAGATATCCCGTTTACTGATAAAATAAGTTTAGTATCGTCTCTACCTATAGATACACTTGCTAGCATTGTTAAGTATATAGATTCTATAAAAAATACGTTGAATCTACCCTACAGTGTATCGTTATTTCTAGAATAACATTTTCGACCAATAAATACTTATATGGACGAAAATAACGGTGTAAGCCTTGTAGATGCATTGAAGGGCGTATTAGATAAAAATTCTAGTACTTTAAAACCTTATACTGCACCTGTTACACCTGTTCAACCTACTACTGAACAAGTAACTTCCCCTTCTATTGTTAGTAACATAGAACCTGTTAATACTACATCAGAAACTACTTTACCTGATAATACTCCAGAATCTCCAACTAAAACGGAAGAACCTAAACTAGTACCGAGCAACACAGAGTCTACCGTTGTTAAGCCTACTATAGAACCTACTATAACACCTACCGTTAAAGAAGTTGTTCAACAGCCTATTATTAACAATAATGTTATTCAGCCTGAAACCGAAACAAAGGTTAATCCTGCTTTTATAGAGCCAACTACAGAAACAAAAACAGCTGAAAGTTTCTTTACTCCTGCTCTCCCTAAAACAGAAGCTACAGAATTCTTTAAACCTGAGAATATTATACCTGAAGTAAAAGAAAGTAAAGAATACCCTACCCCTGAATTAACATCAAAGGCTGAACCTGTTATTAACAATATAACACCTACTCAAGTAACATCTACTGAATTACCTAAAACAGTAAACAATACTAAAGAAGAAAAAGTAGAACCTAGTAAAGTAACCCCTGTTAATAACTACTATAATACAGTTAATAATACAACACCTGAAGTTAAACAGCCAGAAGAAAAATTAGATTTTACAAAATTAAATCAACAGACAACATCTAAGGTATCTGACCTCGGAGATAAATTTAAAGAATTTACTGAACAGAAAGAACAATCCCCTGTTAATAACACTACTCAAAATTTTGTTAATAATATTACCCCTTCTGAAGATACTCCTGTTGCACCACCTACAAAATTAAATAGTGAGAATACCACCCCTACACCTTTACCTCCTGCTAGTATCGAACCAGGTATAGAATCAAGTAATGTAAGTAATAATATAACTTTAGATCATCCTACTCTTTACGAGATTGCTAATAATACAAAACATACAAATAATTTAATTGAAGGATTAACTAATGCTATGCATGCTTACGCTCGTAGTAATGCAGCAGGTAGTAGAACAACTCCTCAGCCTGTTAATACACCAGCACCCAGTTTTAGACCTCCTTTAGCTCAACCAGGTGATTCCGAAACAATGCAAGTAATAAATACGGATTCAATGATATCTAAAATACGAGGTAAATTTTTATAATAAGATATGAGTCTTTTTACTAAATCAAAAACTACCTCTACTTACAATAAGGATGTTTTTCCACAAAACACAGGTAATCTAGCCCCTGATCTTATACCTGCAAAACAGTATTATGATACAGCTATTGACGTTGTAAATGATTTTCCCTGGACATTATCTCCTGCCAATAACACAGTAAGAAGTAATGCTCCTTCTATACAACTTACTGAATATGTACAGATTCAAAATCAAATGAATCAATCTCTTACTCCATATGGTAAAGAGTTACCTTTTTTACCTGCTAGTCAAAATAATGCTACCTTTTACGAAAACGCTACAAATATTACATCTACCGCTTTAGCTTGGATATCTAAAGCTACATTACCTGTTACAAATCTTCAGTCAGAATATCTATACGAAGGTTTATTTGATTTAAATACACCTACACATTTTAAATTTAAATTACCATTTTTTACACAAAGTTATTATGATTTAGATAATACATGGAAAAAAACTGATGTATTAGATTCTCTTACTGAATTTCAAAAAGATAAGTTAAACGCTTTAGAAGGAGTAATTAAAGATTCAAAAGATAAAGAAAAAGATAAACAAACTAACTTTGGTTTATCTTTAGCTAATACACTTCAAATTGCTAAAGACATCAATTTATATGCTTTAAAGGGTCAAAATCCAACAGTTGGATTATTAGATCCGCCAAGTATGTGGGAGTCTTCTTCTCCTAGACAATACACTTTTCAATTTCCTTTGTATAATATTACTAAGTATGGCAATTCAAATGCAAATAATATTATGCAACAGAATTGGGAATTGTGCTATCTTTTAAATTATCAAAATATTGTCAATAAAAATAATTTTTATACTGGTATACCACCTGTCTATTATGAAGTTTTAATACCTGGTATACATTATTGTAAAGCAAGTTATATTTCAAGTTTAGAGATTCTTAATTTAGGTAATACAAGACTTGTAAATTTACCAGTAGGGGAAGGAGGAGCTCCGATACCTGTTAATATGCCAGACGCTTATATGATTTCTATAACGTTACAGGATTTACTCATGCCAAGTAAAAATTTACTTAGTGCTTCTATAAATTCAAAAGTAAGAAGTCAAATTAGTACAAGTGTATTTAAACAAACAACAGAACCTATTATTATACCTACACCTATTAATAAAAGTACAACACCTACTCTCGGGGGAGGGGTATATGGAACTCCAGGTGTTACAGCCCCGTTAACAGGACCTGACCCGTTTAATCATCGATAAAATTATGGGTAAATTATTTACATCTAATCCAGTTAGTTCTCCTAAGGTACAAACAAAAATACCGCCAGGATTTAACACTCAAAATAATTTAAAGTTAGCCAATATACTAACACCAAATACTAATGGCGGACTTGTAGATATTATTAATAATTATCCTTGGTCTTTAACGCCCTCTAGTAGCATTTCTCTAAAAGAAACTCCTTACATAAAACTCACAGAATTTTATTTATTAGATTCCGCTATTAAACAATTGTATAGTGCATATGGGTTACAAGTTGATAATTTAGTAGACTTAACTAATGCTCTTGCTACAACCATAGGTGTACCGAATAGTGATAGTAAAAGACTATACGAAGGTTTATACGATCAAACAAATATAAACTATACAGGGTTTACGTATAAATTTCCTTATTTTAGTAATGTACGTAACAGTATTAGTAATACATGGACAGAAAAAAATATGTATCAGGAAATATTAACTAAACAGATATTTGCAGCTGGTGCTATTGCTTCTGCTGGTGCCGCTACAGCTGAGATAGCAGCAGCTATAGGTACAGGAGGATTAGCTCTTATACCCGAACTTATTGCAGGTAGTAGTATTATTAAGTACACAGGTACAGGAGCGCAAGCTGCTTATAAATTTATAGCTGAAGCTCAACAACTGACAGTAGGTCTTAGTAGCCCTGTAGCAAGAGCAGTAGGTGAGGATCCAGCTTTAGATGTACCAAGACTTTGGAGCTCAACAGCTCAACAATCATTTAATATATCTTTTCCTTTGTTTAACACGTTACCAACTTCAGATATATTATCTAATTGGGAATTATGTTATTTGCTCTCATATCAAAATTTATATAATAAAAGAAACCTCTTTACAGGTATACCTCCTGTTTTCTATAAAATAGAAATACCCG